TTGATATGGAAGCTGATGCACAACAAGGCGCTCAAAATATATCGCAAGAAGATCTTGCGTTGCCTTTCTTAAAAATTTTGGGCCAACTATCTCCTGAAGTAAATAAAAGAGATGGTAAATATGTCGATGGCGCAGAGCCAGGCAAAATAATCAATACTGTAACTAATGAATTGTATGACAAAATTTCAGTTATACCCTGTCATTACAAAAGACAATACATCGAATGGCAAGATAGAGGTACCAGTACAGGTGCTCCTGTTGCAATGCACAATGCAGATAGTGACATTATAAGCCAAACAACTAGAGGTAAAGATTATAAAGACAGATTACCAAATGGTAATTATCTTGATAATACTGCTAGTCATTTTGTGTTGACTCTTGGTGATAATCCACAAACAGCTTTGATTTCTATGAAATCTACTCAACTTAAAGTTAGTAGAAAATGGAACTCAATGATGATGGGTCTTAAGATGCAGGGTAAAAACGGTTTATTTACTCCGCCAACTTACAGCCACATTTATAATCTATCTACAGTTCAAATGTCTAACGACAAAGGAACTTGGTTTGGATGGGATGTATCTAAAGTTGGTCCGGTAGAAGACAAAGCTATATATGATATGGCTAAATCTTTTGCAGACAGCGTGGGTAAAGGTGAAGTTGAAGTTAAACCTGAAACTCAAGAACAAACTAAAAAATCTTTAAATTTATAGTATCCTAGGTAGTGGGCGTTTAAGCGAGAGTGGAGACGCCCGCTTTTTAATTTATGAATGATAAGATAGATAAAGCTCCGGTTACATACGAGGATTGGATAGATCTGGGAAAGGTGATCATACCCTGCGATACAAAGCAGGCTGTGGTCGAGAAATGGTCCCACCCGGATTTTAAGATTACGAAAGAAGAATGGAGAATAGAACACATAAACAAACAGATAGGACTTAGGTTAGATCAATATATAGATTTTGATATTGATAACCCTGTTGTAAAAAGATTTGTACACGATCATATAAAATCTTGTAGTGCAATTTTTGGAAGAAGAAATAATCCTTCAAGTCATTATCTTTGGTCTGGAACATCGGACTATAAAAAATTCTCATTACCAAAAGAATTAGAAAGTTATTACAAAGATTATGGTCATGGCGCTACACTTTGTGAAATAAGACACGGTGCTAATAAATATACATTAGTTCCTGAAACAAGATATCATACTACCAATGAAGTAGTTGAGTGGGTTAAGTACGACGGAATAGATGAGTACTCAGGGAATTTAAAAGTAGATTTAGGTAAGATAGCATTGGCCGCTGCATTATGTATTACATACACAGGTACCGGACAAAGGGATGATTATTGTACTGCTATTGCTGGTGTATTACTAAAACACACAGAGTGGAATGCGGAAGATATAGACGATTTTATTTATAAGATTGCTGTTGCAGCTAAAGATGAAGAAAGTTTTAAAAGAAAAAGTAAAGGTACCTCACACAAAAAAGCAAACAGAAAATTTGGTATGCCTAAACTCGCAGAGATAATAGGTTGTTCTACAAAAACTATTGCAACAATATTTAGTTGGATAGGTGTACAAGAAGCTACAAGCGAAGAGGCAAAACAATCTATAGGACAGATTATAGAATATGGTAGCGACAGGTATTTTGTAAAAATAAATGCAGTAGTACAAGGGGAACCTGTAGAAAAAACAATTACTGTTGACGGTCCAACACTTAGAAATAAAAAATTATTTTACGATGCTGTAATTAGTAAAGCATCAGTTTGGATTCCAGAAATGAAGGCTTCAGATTTTGAAGAGATCATGAGAAGAAAATACGAAGCAAGAGAAAAATCAAAAGATTATGTAGAAGATGCAGAAGAAGATTTAAGATTTGTAAAACATTTTAAAAATTATATTTCAGAAGAAAAAGCTTACACAAATAAAAAAGAACTTGTTAGTTTTGGTTTGCCATATTTTAATATGGATAAGAATATTCTTGAGTTTAATTTAGATAAATTTGAAGACTTCTTACATAGACAAAAGATAAATTTACCTAGAGTAGATTTAGTTATTAAATGTCAATCAATTTTAAAAGCAAAAAAAAACCACGGTAAGTTTGATGGTAAATCTTGTGTATCTTGGCGTATGTTAAATCAAACTGTAGATGTAGAAGACTTAATTATAGAAGGTGAATTTAAGGAGATAACAGATGTCACAAGTTAGATTTATGGTAGGGCCACCAGGCACAGGTAAAACTTCTACTTTTATTACGGGTAAGTACGTAGAGTTATTATCTAAATTTGATTACAAAAAAATAATAATTTTATCTCACACGAATGTTGCAGCAGATGAAATTAAAGTTGAGATATTAAAATTACCAGAGATGCAGGGTATTACTAAAAAAGCTTTGATAGATAATATTTGTACCATACATCATTATTGTAAAAAGAAAGCAACCATGGGAGAAGAAGTTCTTGATTACGAAGACTATAAAAATCTATGTAGAATAGATTCTGTATTTCAAAGACACAAAGTTACACCGGTTGAATTTGAAAACAGAGAACATGGTTATTTTAAATTTGTAAGAGAAGCATATGGTTTTAATAGATCTTTAAAAGAACATTGGAAAAAATCCGATAAAAAATTTTATGGTTATTCTATAGTAGATATAGAAGCAATGTTACCGATTGTAGAAAAGTATAACAAAGACAATGGTAAATTAGATTTTCATGACATGATAAAAAGATTTATAGAGAAGGCAGTTGATCCTGACATAGATGCATTGATCGTAGATGAAGCACAAGACAGTAACAAAACACAGAAGATAGCATTAGATAAGATAGCTACTAAGGCAAAAGAGTATTGGTTTGTTGGGGATCCCGATCAAACAATATTTGAATGGGCTGGTGCAGATGCAGACGAATTTTACAGACTATCTCAAGGTGCAGAAGAATTAGAACAAGGACACAGATGTAGTAAAACTATAAATAACATTTGTAAAAATACAATTAAACCTATCTGGGATTATTACAAGACACATAGAATTTGGAAACCTACTGAACACAACGGTAATCAATATCATTTATCAAATTTAAATGGTGAGTCTAGTGCATTAAAAATATTGTTAGATAAAATAAAAAATACAAAACAAACGTTCTTGTTTACATACAGACAAAAACCAAGTGATGCGTGGATTAAGAAATTCTTTAGAAGACATGGAATAGAGTTTGCTTATGTAGGGAACTCGGCCCACGTACCAAAAAAAGAATTAAAATGTCATGTAGTTTGGACAGAGTTTGTAAGAGGTAAGTCGGTTCCTTTACAACAGGTAATAGATTTTTGGCAGTACTTAGGTAAAAAAGTTATAGTACATGGTAAGGGAAAGGAAAATTTTGAAGAATGGATTAACAAAGACTACACAATAAATGATTTAATATCTAAAAATTATTTAAGACCAGAAGCAACTGAAGAGCAAGACTTTGCTTTGGTTAGAACTAAAATAGATCCAGAAAGATTAATTTATATAAAAAAAATATTAAGACAAGGTTGTGATTTAGATGGAGACATCAGAGTTAAATACGCAAACATACATACAGTAAAAGGTTTAACATTTGACAACGTAATTGTTGATGAATCAAGGTTTAGACCAGAGAAATATTTTAGTCAACTTAGATTAAAATATGTCGCTTACAGTCGAGGTAGATACGATTGTTGGACAATAGCATCACAAGATAAATACACACTAGGAGCAAGATAATGACAGACACAAGTATATTTAAAAAAGATGGATACGACTCATTAGACAAACAAGTCGGAGGAAAACATTATAAACGAATGAAGCTACAACCTGCAGAATTTATAAATGAAAATAAATTGCTTTTTGCAGAGGGTAACGCTATAAAG